CATCTACCAAATCACGCTAACCACCCAAACAGGCGAAACCTTCACGGGCAAGATGTCACGACGTCAGCCTGAGCTGGTGAACGGCTTTGTGCCGCTGGCGACAGAAACGGGACAGTGGCTGTATTTCGCTCCTGCCGACGTTAAGCGCGTGGAGTTCACGCCAGTGCCGGCAGAGCAGACCGAACAAACAGCGGAGTAACTCATGGCTAACGATGACGAGCGCAGGCCTTATCCGCCAGTTAACTTCATCACCTCCGACAACTGGCAGCCATACACCCGGCTCATTCCCGCCAATGAAGTGCATGAGTGGGTAAGCCGCCAAATCCTCAGTGATACCGGAAGCATCCACAACCCTGACCATGAGCACCTGCTTGAAGCTGACCTCTGCTTTATGTGGGCGTCTGACTCTTTCGCGAAGAAAGGACGGTATGTCCTCGGTCAGGCCGAGCAGGTAATGCTGCGCGCCGGTGGTTGGCAGAAAGCCAGAATGGAACAGCAGATGCATGAATGGTTCGGGCGAATACCGAAGTTCATCATCACGCTGGCAGCCGATTACTGCTCACAATGCAGTGACCTCGAGTTCTGCGCGCTTGTCGAGCATGAGCTTTACCACATCGCCCAAGCCACCGATGATTTCGGCGCTCCGAAGTTCAACAAAGAGACCGGGCAGCCAGTGCTTACACTGCGCGGCCACGACGTCGAAGAATTCACAGGTGTTGTACGTCGATACGGCGCCAGCAAAGAAGTACAGGAGCTCGTTGATGCGGCCAATGCACCAGCAGAAGTGGCTCACATCGATATAGCCAGGTCATGCGGGACGTGCATGTTGAAGCTGGCGTAACGCTTTATTCAGATTGTCATGGAGGTAGCCTGTGGCAGCATTATCGACAGAGGTTAAAGCCTTCATCGTACAATCACTCGCCTGCTACGAGACCCCGGTAAAAGTCATTGAGCTTGTAAAGGCTGAATATGGCATTGATGTCTCACGGCAGCAGGTGTCGCAATATACGCCAGGCAACGCAATGGCGGCCAAGTTGAGCCAGAAGTGGATTGACCTTTTCAACGCCACCCGTAAACGATTCCAGAATGAGATCGCCGACATCCCGATCGCAAATAAAGCGTACCGGTTGCGCGTTCTCGACCGAATGGCGACCAACGCTGAAAAGATGAAGAACTACGGCATGACCTCGCAGCTTATCGAGCAGGCCGCCAAAGAAATGGGCGATGCCTACACTAATCGCCAGAAAGTCGAGCATACAAGCCCTGATGGCAGCATGACGCCGCAGCCAACAATCATCCAGCTACTGCCTGTTGAGCCAAAGCATGAGTAACGCCGTTCAATTGCCGATCCCCGCGAAGCTTGCGCCACTGTTCACCGCCGTGAATAAGCGTTACCGATGCTCGCACGGTGGACGTGGCAGCGCCAAGACCCGCACATTCGCGCTGATGACTGCCGTAAAGGCGTATCAGTCGATGATGAATGGTGAAAGCGGGGTGGTACTCTGCGCGCGTGAATTCATGAACTCGCTGGAAGAGTCGAGCATGCAGGAGGTGAAACAGGCGATCCTGTCTGTTCCCTGGCTGGCCGCCAACTTTGATATCGGCGAGAAGTACATCCGCACCATCGACAAGAGCGTTAACTACGTGTTCTGCGGTCTGCGGCATAACCTCGACAGCATCAAGTCGAAAGCGCGCATTCTGCTGTGCTGGGTCGACGAGGCTGAATCAGTCAGCGAAATAGCCTGGCAGAAGCTGAGCCCAACAGTTCGTGAAGAAGGCTCAGAGATTTGGGTGACGTGGAACCCGGAGCGTGACGGTAGCGCCACTGATAAGCGTTTCCGCAAAGAGGCAGGCGACGACTGCATCACCGTTGAAATGAACTATACGGATAACCCGTGGTTTCCTGACGTGCTGGAAGGCGAGCGACAGAACGATCAGCGCCGCCTCGACCCGGCAACATACGCATGGGTGTGGGAGGGTGCTTACCTCGAAAACTCTGATAAGCAGGTGCTGGCCGGGAAATACCGGATCGCTGAGTTCTCGGAAAATCTATGGAAAGAGGCTGAACGGTTGTTCTTCGGTGCTGACTTCGGTTTCGCCAAAGACCCTAACACGTTGGTTCGATCGTTCATCCTGCACAACCGGCTGTACATCGAATACGAGGCATACGGCCAGCAGACTGAGCTAGACCACATGCCTGAGCTGTACGACACGATTCCCGGATCGCGTGACTGGCCAATCAAGGCCGACTCTGCACGCCCCGAGACAATCAGCTATCTCAAACGGCAGGGATTCAATATCTCGGCTGCTGAAAAATGGCAGGGTAGCGTTGAGGACGGTATCGCCCATCTTCGCGGTTTCGACGAAATCATTATTCACCCGCGCTGCAAGAACGTGGCGCGTGAGGCCCGCATGTGGTCGTACAAAACTGACCGCATCACCGGTGAGGTGTTGCCGAAACTGGCTGATGGTGATGAGCATACGTGGGACGCCATCCGCTATTCCCTTGATGGACATATCAAACGTAAACAGCAGGGTGTCGGCATGATGATTCCGAAACGCCTTCGATAATCAACGGACACGACATGAACGATAAATTACAGTTGGCGGTTAATCACGCGATTAACGACGCCAGGCTTGCTCGCGCCCGCATGGGGATGCTTAACCCTTCGATGGGGCTGGACGCCAAGCGTAATTCTGCGTGGTGCGAATATGGATTCCCTGAGCAGGTCACATACGAAAACCTCTACGCCCTGTACCGGCGCGGTGGTATTGCTCACGGTGCCGTTGAGAAGCTCGTGGGCAAGTGCTGGCAGACTAACCCGGAAATCATTGAGGGTGACGATGCCGACGAGAGCGAAGACGAAACCGCCTGGGAGAAAAAGTCCAGACAGGTATTCACCAGCCGATTCTGGCGCTCGTTCGCAGACGCTGATCGCCGCCGTCTTGTTGGTCGTTATGCAGGCATCCTTCTGCACGTCCGCGATGAAAAAGACTGGAACCTTCCGGTTACCAAAGGTCGAGGGTTGCAGAAGGTTTCCGTGGCGTGGGCCGGATCGCTAACGGTGAGCGAGTGGGACGCTGGGCTGAACTCGAAGACTTACGGTCAGCCGAAAATGTGGCAGTACGCCGAACGCTTGCCGAATGGTTCAACTCGCCGCGTCAATATCCACCCCGATCGCGTTTTCATCCTTGGTGATTACTCAGATGATGCCATTGGATTCCTTGAGCCCGCTTATAACGCCTTTGTGAGCCTTGAGAAAGTAGAGGGCGGGTCTGGTGAGTCATTCCTGAAGAACGCCGCTCGCCAGCAGAACATCAACTTCGACAAAGAGGTTGATTTTGGTGACCTGGCTTCGATGTATGGCGTATCGGTTGATGAGTTGCAGGAGCGTTATAACGATGCGGCAAGAGAGTTAAACCGAGGGAATGACACGCTACTCATTACCCAAGGGGCCAACGTTACATCGCTGGTTTCTCCGGTTTCAGACCCTTCGCCGACATACGATGTAAACCTGCAAACAGCTGCCGCCGGAGTTGATATCCCGACGCGTATTCTGGTTGGTAACCAGCAGGCTGAGCGGTCCAGCACTGAAGACCAGAAATACTTTAATGCTCGCTGTCAGTCGCGCCGAGTAGACCTCGCTTTCGAAATAGAGGACTTCTGCGACAAGCTTATTGACTTGAAGATCGTCGATTCAGTCAGCCAGAAAGCAGTTATCTGGGATGACCTGAACGAACAGACCGGTACTGAGAAGCTCACTAACGCCAAGACCATGGGCGAGATTAACCAGACCATGCAGGGCAGCGGCGATGAACCCGCGTTCACCCGTGAAGAGATTCGCACGGCTGCGGGCTATGACAATGACGACGAAGAGCCTTTAGGAGAAGAGGATGGCGACGAAGAAGACGAAGCCACCGATTCTGCCGCGTAACTACCAGGATCCGACCGGAGCCGATGCGCTGGAACGCCGGGCAATGAAAGACTTCGCCAGGCGGATGAATAAGATTGGCAAAGCGTACAAATCAGCACTCGACAAAATACCTTCCTCCCTCGCAGTAAACGCCAGATACGAATACCAGCTAAACCCGACGCTACTCTCCATCATCCTGAACGATGCCAGTTACCTGGTGGATCAGGTGCTGCTTGAAGGTGGCGATTACGACCTGTGGTTTTACGAGTATGTCGATCTGGCTTCGGAGAAAGGGACCGGGCAGTCGTTCTACAACCTCAGCCAGCAGTCGCCGGTGTACGCCGCTGGTCGTGAATCGTTAGCGTCCATCCTCGCAAGCGACCCATATCAGCAACGTATGGCGCTGGTGCATGCCCGTGTGTTTGAGGAAATGAAGGGGCTGACGGCTGACGTTAAGCGCGACATGGCGCGCGTGCTGACTGATGGCGTGGGCCGTGGCCTCAATCCGCTGGATATTGCCCGCAATCTGACCGACCAGACAGGCATCGAGAAGCGCCGGGCAAACCGTATAGCACGCACTGAAGTGACTACCGCGCTGCGCCGGGCTAAGTGGGATGAAGACCAGGAGGCGAATGACCTTTACGGACTTAAAACCCTTCTGGTTCACATCTCTGCGCTGTCTCCAACAACCCGACACACCCATGCAGTGCGCCATGCCCACCTCTACACCAACGAAGAGGTGCGTGACTGGTACAGCAAAGATGGTAACTCCATCAACTGCAAATGCAGCCAGCAGTCGGTGCTGGTGGATGCGGACGGTAAGCCGGAATACCCGGACACCATCACGAAACTCAAACAGGAATATAAATCGATGCAGGCGCGCGGTTACGCCTGGGCGGAGAAATAACTATGCCTATGCAGGTCAACATCACCACGAAGGTGAACAGCCAGTCAATCCGGCGCGAAACGTACAACGGGCGTGAGCACCTGGTGCTGCCGAGCTACACGCTGCCGGCGAACGTCGTCATGAATGGCGGGTTGTACACGCAAGAGCAAATCGACGCCCACTATAAGGGGCTGGAGGGCACCCTGGCACCGCTTGGGCATCCTCAGGTTAACGGTCAGTTCGTGTCTGCTTTCTCGCCAGAGGGGATTAACGCAGGCCATATCGGCGCGTGGAACCGCAACGTTAAGAAGTCCGGGAATCGCATCTATCTCGAAAAGTGGGTTGATGTGGCCCGGGCCAGAGAGTCTGAAGGTGGCAGGGAACTGCTTGAACGCGTCGCTGCCATTGAGCGCGGCGAAGACGTTCCGCCGATTCATACAAGTGTTGCCGCATTCCTCGATCAGCTTGAACCGAACGAGCAACAACGTGCTACCGGCGCTGACTGGGTAGCCAAGATCTACAGCATGGACCATGACGCCATCCTGCTGCACGAAGTCGGAGCCGCCACTCCGGAGCAGGGCGTTGGCCTGATGGTTAACGCTGATCTGGCGCAACCGCTTAAGGCGAACTCAGGCGCGCTGGTTGGCGAATCCTACCGGGAGCGCGAACAGCGTCTCGATCGCGCAGCCAAAGCGAAGTTTGCGGCTGGCGCGGATGAATACGCCTGGGTTGCTGATTTCACTGACTCGCAAGCGGTAATCATCCGCAACGGCGGCAGCGCTGAGGTGTTTGGCTACAAGTCTGAGGGCGGCGTTATCGCCTTCGACGATACCGGCACCGCGGTAGCGCGCCAGGAGTCGTGGGTGGCGGTCGTCGCTAACAAATTCAAAGCTCTATTCACACCGCAGGAACAGCCTGCACCAAACCACAAAACGGAGGGCGACATGCCTTTAACCAAAGAAGAACTGGAACAAATCGGCAGCATGATCGGCCAGGCTGTTGCGACCAATACTGAAGCGGCTATTAAGCCTCTCGCGGAAAAGGTTGATGCGCTACAGGCCAACCAGAAGCAACTCGCTGACACCCTGACCGCCAACTCACGCGCTGAAGAGAAAGCCAAACGTGATGCGGTTGCCAAAGTCCATGGCGACATCGTGGCCAACGCGCTTTCTGGCGATGCGCTGGACGCAATGTTCAAGTCGCTGGGCGAAGCTGCTCCGCTGGGCACCAACAATGCACAGCAGCACAAAGAAACCGGCGCACCTGCCGCTGACGAACACTTCAAGTAAGGAGCCGGAATAATGCCACGTTATCGTCGCGTTAATATCGACGGTCAGTCTCTGTACAAGACCGAAACCCGCACCACGGCCGCCGCGCTGCTTCCGGGCACCGCCGCAACCATCAACTCATCCGATAAATTCGCTCAGGCTACTGCGCTGACCGGCCGCCTGTACATCATCGATGTCGGTTACCACCAGGGCCTGACTATCACAGAGGCAATTCCTGCCGGTGATTCAGCTGTCGGAAACTACGTCGAAGAAGGGCGTGAGTTGGCTCTGCTGTGCGTGCCTGGGGCGTACAAGAAAGACAGCCCGATCAAACTGGGTACGGCTGGTCAGTTTACCCTGGCAACCGATGACACTGATTCAGTGATCGGCTACAGCCAGGATGAACACACCATCGCAGCCAGCACCACCGACTTCATCCGCGTGCGCATGCGCGTTGGCACTGCCGCCGCTGCTGGCGCGTAACAAAAGGACAAAAACATATGTACTTCTCAAAAGAGACGCTGGCGACTAACTCCCGCCTTGGCGGGCACTGGAATGAGCTGTGGGCAAACCGTAACATGTGGAACCTACAGAACGATTCCATCATTGCGGCTAACCGCGCGATGATGACTGCTGACATGCTGGCCTGTAACGCAGTGGGCGGTTTCTCTCGTGACTTCTGGGCTGAGATTGACCGTCAGGTGCTCCAGCTGCGCGATCAAGAAATCGGCATGGAAATCGTGAACGATCTGATCGGCGTTCAGACGGTGCTGCCGGTCGGTAAAACCGCCAAGCTGTATAACGTGGTAGGCGACATCGCTGACGACGTGTCAGTAAGCATCGATGGCCAGGCGCCGTTCTCCTTCGACCACACTGACTACGCGAGCGACGGCGACCCGATTCCGGTGTTCACTGCTGGCTACGGTGTTAACTGGCGTCATGCTGCTGGCCTTAACTCTGTAGGCATTGATCTGGTGCTGGATTCGCAGATGGCGAAGATGCGCAAGTTCAACCAGAAGCGAGTTAACTACTACCTCAACGGCGATTCAAAAATTCAGGTTCAGTCCTACCCGGCGCAGGGCATTAAGAACCACCGAAACACCAAGAAGATCAACCTCGGTTCCGGTGCTGGTGGCGCGAATATCGACCTTACCACCGCTGACATGACCGCGCTCTTTGCGTTCTTCGGTAAAGGCGCATTCGGCACCACCGCGCGCACGAACAAGGTCGCAGCATACGATGTGATGTGGGTTTCTCCAGAAATTTGGGCAAACCTGGCTCAGCCGTACGTGGTCAACGGTGTTGTAAGCGGCACGGTACTGCAGGCGGTGCTGCCGTTCGCGCCGGTGAAAGAAATCCGCATGAGCTTCGCGCTGACCGGTAACGAGTTTATCGCGTATGTTCGTCGCCGTGACGTGATCTCCCCACTGGTGGGCATGGCTGTCGGGGTTGTTCCGCTGCCGCGTCCACTGCCAAACGTTAACTACAACTTCCAGATCATGTCTGCTGAAGGTTTGCAAATCACCGCAGACGATCAGGGCCTGTCTGGTGTTGTCTACGGCGCTAATCTGGCGTAAGGAAACAGCATGGCTAAATACGAAGTTGTGCGCGCGTGGTTCGGCGTGAAGGTAGGGCAGGTGGTGGAGTTGAAAGAACTGCACCCGGCGCTGAAGTCTAACGTCCGTCTCATGAATGGTGAGGCAGGCGGAGAACTTACCCCGTCGACACCTGGTGCCGGTACTGGCGAGAAATCTCGCAAAGAGATTATTCAGGGCCGCCTTACTGAACTGGGCATTGAGTTCAAAGGCAACTTGGGCGCTGAAAAGCTCAGTGAGCTGTTGCCGGATGGCGAACTCGAAAAGCTTTTCCCTGCTGAATAACGGCCGCCTCTAAGGCGGTTTTTTTATGCCCCGCTCCGGCGGGGTATTTCACGGAGTCGATAATGGTAACTCTCGAACAGGCGAAGGAGTATCTGGAGAGCCAGGGAATTACCATTCCCGATTTTGTTCTTCAGGCTCTCGTCGACCAGGCCAACAGCATACAGGAGTGTCTCGATGCACATTATCCTGCATCGACCTCGCTGTTGATTCAGCTCTATCTGCTGGCGCTTATGGGGCTCGGTCAGGGTGACAAGTACATCAGTTCTCAGACAGGGCCCAACGGCGCATCACGCTCATTTCGGTACCTGTCTTTTGCTGACCGATGGAAAGCCTCTCTGGGGCTTCTGAGGGGACTAGATAAGTATGGATGCGCTACAAGCCTGATCCCGCCTGATCCGACCAATACAGCGTTTGCTGGCATCTGGATTGCCAGGGGTGGTTGCATGTGCAGCGGGAGTAAGTAATGGCGTGGATATCGGTTAAGAAGCGGCTGCCTGAGCCTTTTGTCAAAGTATGGGTGATGACCGACAGTGGTAAGCGCGTTACCGGATACGTCAAAAGCAACGGTGACTGGTATCTGCTGTGCCGGAAGGTTGCGGCGGAGAATCCGGAGGTGATCCGGTGGGAGGATAACGGTGTCTGAAACAGCCGCATGGAGCTATACCAATGTTGCCACTGTTTACCCGCGCGTCTACGACGACTGGAACAGCACCTGGACAACCGGAACCCCCTACCTGATTGACTGCACCTGGACGGCAAACAATGAAGTTGCGGTAGATGCCAGTGGGAAAGAGTTCACCACGAACCTGATTTTCTTCACTGAGCTGAAGCGCAATGGCATCGATGCGACCATGCCGAAGCGTGACTGGTATATCGCCAGAGGTGATACAACGGCACAGGCCGATCCGCTGAAAGCTGGTGCAAACATCATCAAAGCGGTGACGGAATGGGATATGTCATTCTTCGAAGAAGAACCAGACTACAAAATTCTGACGTGAGGGGATCATGCCCGTTAAAGGTATCAAGCGTGTTCAGATGAACACCCGCAAGGTGCTGAGTGATATCGCTGGCATCCGAACGGAGAAGGTTCTCTATGAAGTCATGAATGCCGGGGCCAACCATGCGGCGTTGATTACTCCGGTTGCGAAAACATCAGTTCTCATCAACAGCCAATACAAAAAACTCGAACCAATGCCATCAGGAATGATTGGGCGGGTGGGGTATGCGGCTAACTATGCCGCCGCAGTTAATGCCGCAAGGGGCAAGCTGAAAGGCAAGCCAAGGCCAGACGGCAGCGGAAATTACTGGGATCCAGATGGCGAACCGGACTTCCTCCGCAAAGGCTTTGAGCGCGACGGCCTCAACGAGATTAAGGCCATCATCAAGCAAGGGTACAAAGTATGACGCGTAGCGAAGTGTATGACGCGCTGAGAGCGTGGTTGCAGTCGCATGGCTTTGATGTTGGTTATCGCGTCCAGAAGCGATTCTGGAATGAATTGGAGAATACCGAGGGGGAAAGATACCTTGTCATCCAGCAGAGCGGTGGCGGAAAGCCAGAAGAAGCGATAACCCGCGATTATTTCCGCATCCTCCTCCTGTCAGGCCAGAACGACAGCAACATTAACGAGATTGAAGATCGCGCCGACGCCATCCGCCAGGCGATGATCGACGACTACAAAAGCGAATGCATCATTTCGATGCAGCCAATAGGCGGCATCACCGCCATCCAGACCGAAGAAGGTCGTTACCTCTTCGACATTTCCTTTCAAACCATCATTTCCAGATAACACGGAGATAAATCACTATGGCGTGTGAATCGGGCGCTTTTACCGGGCGCGACGTCGTCGTTTATTACGCGATTGGATGCCCTGAAGTACAACCCACCGCCAGCGCTTACCGCCGACTCGGCATGATGCGCGGCAAAACAGTAAATGCAGAGTGGGAAACCGCAGATGCGACCGGCGACATGAGCGCTGCATTTACGCAAGAGAACCTCGTTACTTACAAGAACATTTCGTTCTCTGGTGACGGTGTGACCCGCAAAGAGGATGTTTATGCGCAGAACGCGCTTAAGCGTCACGTCTACAACCCGCCAGCAGAGACCAGCAACCAGCCGTATGTATGGTTCAAGATCATCTCTCCGAACGATATCACCGAAGGGCCGTTCATGGTGACATCATGGGGCGATGAGGCGCCGCACGACGACGTTGCCACCTGGTCTGTCGAAGCGTCCAGTGCCGGTCAGGTTGACGTGCGCGACGTTGGTGCAACTATCACCATCACTACCCAGCCACAGAATCGCACGCTGACCGTTGGCGATACGCTGAACCTGTCGGTGGCTGCGACTGTGTCTGACAATTCAGCACTGACTTACCAGTGGAAGAAGGGGGGTAGTGACGTCTCTGGCGCAACATCAGCAACATTCACCAAAGCAAACGTGGCTGCGGGTGATGCCGGATCATACAGTTGTCAGGTGTCTTCCTCCACAGCGGGCAGCGTGATGTCCGGGTCTGCTACGGTTGTTGTCAACGCAGCGTGATATCAGGGGCTTCGGCCCCTTTTTTTGAGAGGTTTCATGAAAGCAATAACCGATATCGGCCAGGCCGTTGTCCGCGCCAGTGGCAAAGAGGTATTCCTCAACCCTTCATTCCTCGCCATGTCTCGTATTGGGTCGCCGGAACAGATTGTTGATGCTTTCGTGAAGGTTCATGCCGGGCATTACCCGAAACACCGAATCTCCGATACTCAAATCCTGAAGGCGGCCAATGCCCGATGCTTTGCTGAAATGGCCGCATCGGCGGCAAACGTAGTACGGCATTGCTCTGAGGGTGATGTTGCAGAGTTGATTGGTTCGTACTCGGTGAACGCGGCAGGGCGACTGCTGTTCAAGCCTGGGGCTATCCCGATCGAGGATGTTATCCAGATTGCCCGCCACCTGATTCTGCATGGCGTAATGGGCGATCAGCCGCCGGAGGATTTCGAAGGAAAAAAAGGCGAATACAGTGACAAATTCGATGTACGGTCATTCGTCTACACCGCTGTTGCTCACCTCGGTATGAGTGAGTCGGATGCCTGGAACATGACAATGACCAGCTTCCGAGCTGCCATGAATGCCAAGTTCCCGCAGAAAGAGAAAGCCAGGGTGCCAACCCAGGAGAAATACGACGAGGTTATGGACTGGGCCGAGCAAATGCTGGCTATCGACGCGCAACGGAACGGACCGCATTAACCATATATATGAGGAAAAGGTAATGAAGCGAGTAAAAGTTGAATTCTCATCCGGTGGCATTGTTCTCAATAATGCTGAGTTTCAGGTGTTGCAGGGTGATCGCGTACTGATTGAGGACTCTTTATCAGGGAAGATTTCTGGTGTGTTCATCCGTAATTACGATGTAAGCGCTGATGGCGGCCCTGTGTCGTGTCGGTTCACTAAAGGTGATATCCCAGGCTTGAATGTGACTGCGACTCTATGCTGAGCCAATGATCCTTGCCTTACCCATTAGCGGAGAAATAACATGCAACCTGGTTAACCAAGGAGATATGCATGTTTGTAGCAGATGGATTGAAAGTAGACCCGGATAACAAAGGGTGGGTCTTGGGTTGGGGCGTGGTGCGCACTTCGCCCTGGCACCTTGTCGGTGTATATGCCACAAAAGATGTTGCTGAAACGAAAGCTGCCAATTTAGGCGTCGGGTACGATGCCGCTTACGGTAGCCATCGCGTTGGCAGCGATGACTTTGTGACCGGCACGCGTTTTCTGGAGTAAAGGTTAAGCCCACTCAGGTGGGCTTTTTGCATTTAGTGCTATCAACACATCTTCATATCTATTCATATTACCTGAGGGGTAATTTCTTCAGTTGTGACCCTATCTTTACGCACCAACCAGCGTTTTAATCACGCCAGTAGGTGCTCTTTAACAATTATTTCTTCTTTTTGCCGCTGAGGTAATCGTTGGCTTCCATCATCAAAACCCTGGCAAGATTCAAAGCTGCTTTGAATTCAGGTGAGCTTTCATCCTTGTAGTTTTCACCAATTGATGGCTGATCTGGTAAAAGCGTTATCCCCTTACCATCGCTATCTAGCGCATCCTGAAGTATCTGAACTATCTCAGAGTTCATAGACCTGCCATTAGTCTTGGCGCGTTCGGCTATGGCGTCGCGCATCCCGTCAGGGAGGCGGAGGTTAAATTTATCCTGCAACTGGCTTGGGTACTTCGTCATGGCGCATCTCATGATACAAATTTTTATCATAATAGGATTAACTTGACACCATGAGCAATGGTGTTAAATTAATACCACTAGTGTCAAATTAATCCCAAAGGAGGGGCGATGCAAAGCAATACGAAGAATGAAGCGAAACTCACTTTACGCTATCCGCAGGAAGTGAAAGATGCATTCAAGAAGATCGCAAGGGAAGAAGGGCTTTCTGAGAATTCCGCACTGGTACAGGCTTTGGTCTGGGCTTTGAAGTTTCGGGAAGGAATGAATGCACGCTAAAAACGACGAAGCCCAGAAGTGCGCTAACACTCTGGGCCTCTTATCGAACAAATCCGGCAAGGAATCTATCGACATGAACAGTGTACATAACAACGAATTAACTTTCCAGCAGACAGAGTTTCACCCGGTATCACATGCGGGTGAAACATGGCTCACTTCATCTGAATTGGCAGCAGCCCTGGGTTACAAGAAATCAGATGCCGTTACCCAGATATTCAGTCGGTATCACGATGAATTTACTGAACATATGTCAACGACCCTCAAAATGAGTGTCGTTAGAAAGACTGGTGCTGTTGATATTCCGGTTCGTGTTTTTTCGCTTCGCGGATCTCACTTAATTGCGATGTTCGCTACCACCCCGAAGGCCAAAGAGTTCCGCCGCTGGGTGCTGGATGTCCTCGACCGCGAGGTGGCGCAATCTCCAATCGCGAAGCAGTTCACCGACGATGAATTATGCACCCTGGCATATCTTTGGCGTTCGGCTGCGGTGATGTACGAGGCGTGCCGAGAAGTACATCCTCTACTGTTGGTTGCCGAGCATCGACTGGTTCCTCGGTTTAGCTCTATTGGCACAAATTACAACAGGGGGATCAATAAGGCTCGCGCCATTCTTAAGCGCGAAACAGATCACATCAAAGAACAACCATGGGGAGATAGTGACTGGAAAAACGTCTTCTCATACGGGAAAGGAATTTTGCAGTGATGCAAATAGAAAAGCCGACAGTTCGCACCTGCCGGCTTCCATTGAAACTTGTCAAAAGGATCCAACCAATGACAAAAGTAAGTTTACCAGGTAACGGGCATCTCGTCGAGAAAACCATTGATAGTCAGTATCTGCTGGAGATGGTCAATGACGCCCGTAAGCAGTGCGGTGAGAAGATGGTGCGCAACAATGACTTTGTTGAGCGCATCAAAGACGAGTTGGAAGGGGAGTTTTACGAAACTTTCGTAAAACCTGCCGGAAAGTCTGGCGGTCGTCCTGTCGAGGTCATCGGCATGTCCATCAAGCAGGCTCTCCGCGTGGCCGCCCGCGAATCGAAAGCTGTTCGTCGCTCTTTGGTCGATAAGCTGGAAGATATGCAGGCGCTCCCGGTAATGCCGAAAAGTAATACCGGTATCACCGAATACCGCCTGGCAAAAGCGGATCAGTTGAAAGCCCAGGCACTGGAGAAAAATATCGCCAGCGCCCGTGAGATTATGTCTCTTCTTCCTCGCCTGGATCCGATGGCTCACCAGACGCTGGCGGCATCACTGATTAACCCTCTGATTGGTTACGACGCAATCCCGCTGCCAGTGATTGAGGAGCATTACCACACCGCCGGGGAAGTTGGTGAAATGCTTGGTGTATCAGCTCAGAAGATTGGGCGCGTAGCAAACGCAAACAACCTTAAAACTGAGCGGAATGGTAAGTTCTTCCTGGACAAATCCGCACACTCCAATAAGCAGGTTGAAGCGTTCCGCTACAACGCCGAAGGCGTGAAAACTCTTCGTCATCTGATCCGTGGAGCTGACGTGGCGTAGGTATTTCGATTTCCGCAACAACTTAATTCAAACCCGCTTAACTGCGGGTTTTCCTGTTGCGGTGATACCTGATAGGATTTGTCTCATCTTTTACTGATGGGGATAGGGATATGAAGAAGGCGCTTTTGTGGGCTTTAGTCATTGGAACATCGTTTTCTGCAAATGCTGGCGTAGAGAAATTCGGGTCGTGGATTACCAAGTCAGAGACAAATAAGATGACTGATCAGACTGACTTCGTGGCTATTAATACATCACCGGATATCTACAACAAAGCGGGTTCAAGTCGTGAGACAAGTCTCGTACTGCGTTGCAGTGACAATAAGACGGAAGTCTATTTATCGTTCAGCGACTATATGGGATCCGATAGCCCAAGAGTAACTATTCGACTCGATGGTGGAAAACCAGTTAAGAAGGCCTGGGGTGGTGGGGAGGGCGGTGATGCGGCATTTGCTCCGCAGCCAATACAATTTATAAAGGAATTGGCTAAACATAAAAAAGTAATATTTGGTTTTGAACCTTACGGAACCACGATGCAAGTAGTTGAATTTGACCTGTCAGAAACAGATAAAGTTATGGAAAATTTATCACAGGCTTGTAAGTGGAAATAAAAACACTGCCTTAATACAAACCCAGCGCTCGCTGGGTTTTTTTTGCCTGGAGAAAGTGAAATGACCCAGAACGTCGGTGATATTGAATATGTGATCAAAGCCGATACGGCACAGTTGCTGCGTGCTGATAAGCAGGTTGCGACTGTAACTGATAACATGGATGCAGGGTTTAAGAAGGCCGACAACTCCGCCTCCAAGATGTCCATGGCAATAAGTAAGGTTTCCGCAGCTATTTCTGTTGCTCTGATTGTTGAATGGGGAAGGGCTTTTCTGTCTGCCGCCGACTCCATGAATCAACTCAACGCGAGGATTGAGAGGCTCACAGGGAGTGCGGATTCTGCATCGAATACAATGCAGGGGTTAAAGCGAATAAGTTCGGCTACCGGAGGTTCAATTCAGGATACCGCCAGGCTGTGGGAGACTCTCAGCACGGCGTTGCGCGATACCGGTGCATCTAACGGGCAGATCATCCAGCTAACCGAAACACTTCAAAAAATAGGAAGTATCGGCGGGTCATCTTCCGATGAAATGGCGAATGCTCTTCGTCAGTTCGGTCAGTCAATTTCATCCGGCACTGTCCGGGCGGAGGAGTTCAACTCCATCCTTGAGCAAATGCCGGAACTGGCGCGCCAGATTGCCGACGGGATGGGTGTAAGCATCGGAGAGCTTCGTCAGCTGATGCTGGACGGGAAACTGACAGCAGAAGATGCTCTCAACGCCATTCAGAAGCAAACCAGTTCAGTGAATGCAGAGTTCGATAAACTTCCGCGTACGCTTTCTCAGGCCAATACCGCGCTGACAAACTCATTTCTTACTATGGTTGATGATATCAACCAGGCCACAGAGGCCAGTAACGGCATGGTTCTGGTTATAGATTCTCTTGCGGTTGCCATTGGCAGGCTTACCGGGCAGGCCGCCACAGCAAGTCAGCAAATAGCAGACCTCCGCTCTGAGGCTGAGATGTACGCCAGGCGAGCGCGGACATGGAGTTGGCTTGGTTTTGGTGACTGGCAGAAAGAGAACGAGGATAAATCAGCTCAACTGACAGCTGAAGCTTGGGAGAAGTCATCCAGGGCGGGGTGGGATGCAGCCCAAAAAGTAGCAAAAAATAGCAAGCCAATAACAATAAAAGCCACCATAGGGTCAGCAGAAAAAACAGGCATCAATAAGGCTAAAGCAAAGGGAAGCGCCGACGCCGCGGCCGAAGCAATATCAAAGCAACAGGCTGCACTATCCCGCCTCAACACCGGTTATGCCGAGGGTTCTTTGGAGCTGGCTCAATACGACGCCGTTGTTGCGCTAGGCAATAAAGCAACGGACGAGCAGATCGCCAAGGCAAGGTCTCAGGCCAAGGCGATATGGGAGGTGACCAACGCTATTAAGAACCGCGCTCAGGCAGAGCAGGCTAAGCGCTTTACCGATCAGGAGATTGCCGCCAACAAAACCACCCCTGACGCTGTTACCGGCGCTGTGCAAGACCCGACGGCTCAAATAGCGCTCCAGGAGCAGCAGAAGCTGGCGGCACTGCAACAGTACCAGCAAATGGGTGTTTTGAGCGTCCAGCAATACGAAGATGCCAAGACGGCCATTCAGGAGCAGGCAGCAAACGCCAGGAGGAAAATTGCTGTAGATGAGGCCAATGCACAAACTGAGGCGATAGGTTCCATTCTCGGCTCGGCATCGCAGGGCTTTGACAGCCTGGCGTCAATTATCGAAAACACGTCTGGAAAGAGCAGTGGTGCATATGTTGCCATGTTCGCTGCTGCAAAAGCATTCGCGATAGCGCAATCAACCCTGAGCCTTAACACGGCGATTATGCAGGCCATGGCGGATCCGACTGCTCTTACGCCAGCACAAAAAATGGCGAACTACGCAGCCATCGCCTCGGCCGGTGCTTCCCTGCTTTCGAATATTGCAAGTGTCACCATGAGTGGCGGTCGTCGCTACGGCGGTACGGTTTCTGCTGGTAACGCCTATCGTGTCAACGAGGATGGCCGTTCTGAAATCTTCCAGACCGCCGGGGGTCAGCAGGCATTCATCCCGAATCAGTCAGGGAAGATTATTCCGGCAAATAAGGTTGGGGGTAGTGGCGGAGTTGTTAATCAAACTGTCCATTTCACCATCAACACTACCGGCGGCATTGACGATGCGACCATGGCGCAGATATTGCAAAAGATGAAGCAGGTTACTTTGTTCCATATAAGCGATCAGGCTAATCGGCCTGGCGGATTAATCCAACCACGTACAAAAAGGTAAGGCGTGCTAAAATCGAGCATTCTGATAACAAAGGAGAGTTTAAATGGAATATCAAATTGAAGACATCACGGCTTACGATAATGACAATGGAAAAGGTATCCTTGCTAGCGTGTTTGTTAATTATGAAGACCACTGTAAAAGCGTGAAGGTTCGCGTTCATTTACCCTTGCAGCGCGATAAAAGCCTGGCAGAGATTGAAGCAGACATCTTGAGCGAAGCCAAAAAACAGCTCAAAGAACTTGTAGATAGCTTCTGAAAGTTGCCTTAATTAACACAAGCCCGCTTCGGCGGGTTTTTTGTTGGGAGTAATCCATGCCAGAAACATTCACATGGACACCGCAAAAGGGCTACAGCGTTGAGCGCACGCCGAATGTTGCCGTCGTTAAGCTAGGTGACGGATACGAACAGCGACAGGTGAAGGGTATCAATCCACTGATGGATAAATACTCGCTCACCTTTCGCGGCGTCAGCGGAGCGTGCCGCAGTAACCCTGCGAAGGATGCAGAGGCATTCCTCAAAGCCAGGGGGGCGGTTGAATCGTTCTACTGGACGCCATCCGATACGGGAGTGCGGAAGCTGTTTGTCTGCCGCTCCTGGAATATGACAAAGACCGGGCCGCTGTTTGAACTGACGGCCACTTTTGAACAAGTACCACGATAAGCCGAAAGGCGGGAGACAGTTATGAATTTAGAACAACGTGTTAAAGAGTTAGAGGCTATGGTTGATTCAATGAAAGCACAGATGGAAGAAGTTATTAGCGCTCACACCTGTGCTTATAATCAAATCACTGCGAAATTAGATCAAATTGCCGTAATTCAAGCTGAACGCAAGGCTTGAATAGCAAGTTTTTCAATCTCACCGATGGTTTTATTCTTTATCTCATCTGGCGCTATATCTAGGTTTACCGAATGAAATTGGTCATTAGGGCCAATCAAATTAGCTTTTAATTTAAATGTATTTCCAGCGACCGCAAAAGAAATAAAGTCAATAGCGTTTAATTTCAATTCTGACATTATTTTTCCTTTATCAGAGGTAATCAGCCATCCCCCTTCGATGGTTACGCCAGTGTCCCACCACTGACGGGCTGAGCTTACACGTTAACCAGGGTTATCAGTAAGCAACATCCTGATATTCAAACAGTAGCCACCACTTGGTGGCTTTTTTTATGGGAGTTTGCCGTGCGCGACATACCAGCCAGTATGATTATTGATAGCGTCGACGCCGGAGTAGGCGCGTTTATCGACCTGTTCGAAGCCGACCTGCAACCCTTTGGCGGAGACCTTATCCGGTTTCATTCCGGCACCAATGGATATTACGGAAATGTGATCTGGAAGGGGAATCAGTATCAGGCATACCCGATAGCAGTCGAAGGGTTCGAGTCAAAGAACGAAGGCACATATGCCCGGCCAACAATGGTGGTGGCGAACGTCACGGGTTTACTGACGGGCATAAACCATGACTTCGACGACATGCTTGGGGTGGTGATCACCCGCCGTCAGGTTCCGGTGAAATACCTGGACGCGGTGAACTTCCCCAATGGCAACCCTGACGCAGATCCGACGCAGGAAGCGGTTTCCCGCTACGTTGTTGAGGAGATGACGGAAGAGACGTTCGAGCAGGTGACCTACACGCTGGCGACACCGATTGACTGCGACAACGCTATCATCCCGGCGCGAACCATCCTTGCCGACGTCTGCCAGTGGCAGTATCGCGGCGTCGGGTGCGGATATGACGGGCCGCCGGTTGCAGACGAGCGCGACAATCCAACCACTGACCCGGCGAAAGATAAGTGCTCTCACCGCCGTAGCGGCTGCCGATTCCGTTATCCACGACCGGAACCAATGCCAATCAGCAGCTTCCCCGGCTCTCAGAAGGTTTCATGATGCAGGAATTACTCGATTATGCGGCATCGTCGCAGGATGAGGTGTGCGGCTTAATCCTGGATGGCGGGCAGTTGTTCCGCTGTCGGAATGTTCACCCGGAACCTGGAAAGCACTTCCGAATCAGTGATGATGACTGGCTGGCGGCCGAGGAGGCTGGAGAGGTGACTGCGGTATTCCACTCTCACCCAATGAACAGCCCGGTTCTGTCCGGATCCGACCGTAAATGCCAGGTTGCATCGGGCCTTCCATGGGTGCTGGCCTGTAACGGGAAAATCAGAACGTTCAGGCCGTTGGATTACCTTTTGGGGAGGCGGTTCGAGCACGGAGTGACTGATTGTTACACGCTATTCCGTGATGCGTATCACCTGTGCGGCATTGACCTCCCTGACTTCGAAAGGACGAATGGCTGGTGGCTGAGAGGGGAGAATCTCTATCTGAACAACATGTCGCGCAATGGCTTCAATCAGGTATCGCCGGGAGAAGCGCTGCCAGGTGACGTAATAATCAGGCAGCCATTCCCCGGTGCCGACCCTTGCCACGCAATGATTCTGCTCGATGACAATATGGTTCTTCACCACGATTGCTCAGGGCATTTAAGCCGGAGAGAGCAAATGCGCCCGGCATACGTTAAGCAGATGCATTCCATATGGAGACATGAACAGTGCTCATCTTTAAATTTGCAGGGCATTTACGCCGACATTTCCGCAAAGTCGAGCTGAACGTTGATACCCCTGCCCAGGGCATTCGTCTTTTGCTTGCTCAGAATCATGAGTTCAAAAAAGCATTCCTGAACGCCAGAGTAAGAATGCGAGTGGCGGGTGAGGATGTTGAAACGTCTTCGGTGCAGTGGCACATGGATCGGCGCCTGAAGGATGGCTCTGTAGTGCTGTTTGTCCCGGTGGTTGAGGGGGCGGGACTTGAGACCAGTACGATAGTTCTCATTGCCTCACTGGTGCTGTCTGCCGCCTCGGTTGCTTACTCCATCTACATGTCCCGGAACATGAAAAGTAAAACATCAGCGGAAGCGGCCGAAACAAACACCCTCACGAATAACTCGTTTACCAGTGCAGAAAACAGGGTCGGGCAGGGGCACCCTGTCCCCATACTCCTCGGCGAGATGGAGGTCGGTAGCAACGTAATAAGTCTCGGGATCGACACATCTAATAATTCCGACTGGGAAGAATCAATCAGCTAAGGTGGCGCTATGTCTTCAGGTGGCGGTAAAGCATCAACCCCAAAATTACTCGACGATAACCTCAAATCAAAACAATTCTATCGGGTACTGGATCTGATATCTGAGGGGCCAATCGCGGGCCCGGTGGATCAGGAGCACCTGTCTTCATTCAAGCTGAATAAGACGCCTATCACTGACTCGAGCGGTAATGTCAACGTGAACGGCATTAGTGTTGCCTGGCGACCTGGATCGGAGACTCAGGAGCCAATCAACGGCTTCTCTGCAATCGAAGCGACGACCATTGTTAACACTGAGGTCACTTACGACACCCCGCTGGTTAGAACCGTGACAGATCAGGACGTGACCCGCGTTCGTTTTAACATCGGCGTCACCGGGCTCATGGAGCAGGACTCCAAGGGTAACCAGAAAAACACCTCTGTAACGATGGTTATCGAGACCAGAACTGGCTCGTCGGGCTGGATCATGGAGAAGACGGTGACGATTACAGGGAAAATCTCTGGCGAGTACCTTGAGGCGCACGTCATTGATGCCCCCGACACCAAACCGTTTGATATCCGCGTTCGCCGCATTACGCCTGACAGCAGCAGCGATTTGCTGTCAAACGGGACTGTTTGGAACAGCTACAGCGAGATCACCGACGACAACCTTAGCTATCCGTTCTCTGCTGTTGCCGGCTCAGTCATCGACCGTGACCAGTACACCGACACGCCGAGCCGCACATATCATCTTCGCGGGCTGATCGTTGACGTACCTGATAACTACGAACCAATTGCCAGAACTTACTCCGGGCTGTGGACGGGGGGCTTCAAAAAGGCATGGACTAACAACCCGGCGTGGCTGTTCCGTGAGCTGGCGAAAAACACCCGATTTGGCCTGGCGAAACGCGCCGGATACATCGATGTTGACGATGGCGCACTCTACATTCTGTCGCAATATTGCGATCAGCTTGTAGATGATGGGTATGGCGGCAAAGAGCCACGCATGACGCTCAACGCCTACATCACAGAGCAGGCGAGTGCGCGAGACATTCTCGACAAGATAGCGAGCATGTTCCGTGGCATTGCGCTGTGGGACGGCCTGCGCCTGTCCGTAATGCTGGACGCTCCACAGGATCCGATTGCGACAATCACGAACGCCAACGTTGTGAATGGCGAGTTCAAACGAAGCTCTGTAAAGCGTTCAGAGAAATACAATGCGGTTGTAGTGTCCTGGACTGACCCCGACAACGGATGGGAGCAGGTGAAAGAGTACGTTTCCGACGATGAGATGATAGCCAAAGGGAACTACAACGAAACCACTCTGGAGGCGTTTGGCTGCACCTCTCGCGGACAGGCATGGCGGGCAGGTAAATGGCTGCTGGAAACAGCAAAGCGTGAAAGCAGCAGACTGTCTTTCCAGATGGCACGCGATGCTATCCACTTCACGCCGGGTGATATCGTTGAGGTCATGGATAATGACTACGCAGGAACTCGCCTCGGTGGGAGAATTGTTTCTCATTCCGGGAGGGTGATAACGGTTGACGCGGTTGATTCCTCGGTAGTAACGGACGGCTCCACTATGTCGATTATGGGGAGGGACGGAAAGTTCTCTCGCTATGAGATTGATGGCGTTAACGGAAACAACGTCACACTCAAAAACGAACCTGAATGGGTGAGGGCGGGAACTGTATTTGCCATTTCAACCGCAAGCGTTGCGATTCGCCTTTTCCGGATACTGAGCGTTGCCGAAACGGAAAACAACTCCGTATACAGCATAACGGCCTCATTGCACGACCCCAACAAACAGGCCATCGTTGACGAGGGTGCAGTGTTTGAAGTTCCCAGCGATACGCTGAACGGCTACCGCGTGCCTAACGTGGAAAACCTGCGAATCCTGAACACAAACACCGAGACCGTCCAGGTTACAGCAACGTGGGAGACGGCAACCACTACTAAAAAGCTGGTGTTTGAGCTGTACATCTACAGTGCTGATGGGAAGCTGGTATCTCAGTACGAAACTGACCAGTTCCGGTATGAGTTTTACGGCCTTGCTGCCGGTAGCTACACGCTCGGCGTTCGTGGGCGCAATGAAAACGGGATGAAAGGCGCCGAAACTCAGGTGAGTCTTATTATAGGCGCGCCAAAGGCTCCTAACTCCGTTCAGTGGATACCTGGCCCACTTCAGGCCACTTTAGTTCCGGTCATGTCTGTTACTGCCACATCTGATACTTCTTTTGAATTTTGGTACGCAGGTGAGACTCCGATTCCATTGTCCGACGACATTGAGAATAAAGCTCAATTCCTCGGAAGGGGGAACCAGTGGACCATTCAAAAGCTCAAGTTTGACCACGTCTATTACGTTTACGTCCGGACACGCAACGCGTTCGGGGTTTCTGATTTTGTTGAGGCTTCAGGAAAGCCAACGGATGACTTTAGCGATATCACCGATGCAATCCTGGAGGAAATTAAAGAGAGCGATACCTTTAAAGACCTCATCGAGAGCGCCGTCGAGAGCAGTGAAAAGTTCGCAGAACTGGCTGATGCCATCAAAGATAACGCGGATGGTCTCGCGGCGGTGGTTGGCTCTAACAAGCAGACCGCAGAGGCAATCATCAGTAACGCACTTGCCATTGCTGATGTTGTTGTTCGTCAGACCGCCCAGCAGGACGCCAACTCTGCCACATTCGAGCAACTTCGGGAGGTGATCGCCACTGAGACGGAGGCACGCGTTACCGATGTCACCCGACTGGAGGCAAAGACTGCGGATAATGAAGCCAGCATTACTGATGTTCGCCAGGCGCTGGCCACTGAGACGGAGGCGCGAGCCTCTGAGGTTGGCCTGCTTACCGCCGCCACGAAGGTTGCTTCTGATAAAGCGGACTCAGCTGCTGAAGTCGGCGCGCAGAATACAGCCTCAATAACCGATCTTAGCCAGGTTGTCACAAACCTGGATTCCTCTATGGCGTCCCGGCTGGAGGAGTTGGGGGCTAAAACGGACAAGGCCAGTGGCGGCATTCAGAGCAACTCCATCGCGCTAATCACCAATACGCTTGCTCAGGTTAATCAGCGGATGACACTCAGCGCGCAGTACGGTGACAGTAAGGCCAGCATCGATCGCATTGACAGCGCCATGGCAAGCGACAGGGAGGCCACGGCGAGTTCACTGCTGAGTTTGCAGACGGATGTCAACGGCAACAAAGCATCCATCAACAGCCTGAACCAGACGTTTTCCAATTATCAGCAGGCCACGGCCACGCAGATAAACGGCATTACGGCGACCATCAACGGGCACACTTCAGCGATCAGCACTAACGCTCAGGCGATAGCAAACGTTAGTGGTGACCTGAAGGCGATGTACAGCATCAAGGTTGCCGTGGACGCGAATGGAAAACAGTATGCCGCCGGAATGGGGATCGGTGTAGAAAACACTCCATCGGGCATGCAGTCGCAGGTGCTGTTCCTGGCGGATCGCTTCGCCGTCATGGCGCAGGCAGGGGGAGCGGTTACACTGCCGTTCGTTATCCAGAACGGGCAGGTGTTTATCCGGGAAACCTTCATCCAGGACGGCACCATCGGCAACGCCAAGATTGGCAACTACATCCAGTCCAATAACTATGTCGCTGGCTCAGTCGGATGGAGGCTGGATAAGGGAGGTACGTTTGAGAACTACGGTTCGACAGCTGGTGAGGGGGCAATGAAACAGACAAACCAGACAATCAGCGTGCGGGATTCCAACAATGTGTTGAGGGTGCAGATCGGGAGAATCACGGGCACATGGTAACGGGAGGCCTCTTACGGGGCCTCTTTTTTTCAGGAGAACTGGATGGCGGAATATGGTGTTCAGACATGGGACGCATCAGGCAAGGTAAACAACTATGGCGTTAAGCCTGTCAGCGTTTGTGGCTATCTCCAGCTGGCCCAGAACCAGAAAACAGGCTCTTACACCGTAGCGCTTCCACCGGGTTGCAGGCTGACCTATTTTCAGAGCATGAACGGCGATCAGTTTGGTACGAGTCGGAGGAAGATCACCATTTCGGGGGGAACAGCAACAGTGTCAGCAGCAGGCGATACCGACTACTCAGCAGGGACTGAGCCTGCGGCAGCGGCTTATCTCATTTTCCAGATCGAGAGGGCATAAATGGCGGAGTATGGCGTTTTACTGACGACCACGAGCGGGGAAGTATGGGTGACCGCGAACAGCTCGCCAATCGCTCTTCAGGCGCGAAAGACAGCGGCACTTCAGGGAACATCGGGGTTCAATACCAAAGTGACGCACACATTCCCCGCAGGCCAGCCTGTTGTCGCCTTCGTTCATTGCACGGTTGAGGTCGAAATCACTCAGACGATAAGCGGGAACACCATCACGATTGATTTTCTCAGACCGAATGCAACCGGCACAGCGTACGTTTATTTTTTCTCTATTTTCCCGCAGACAAAGCCAGACTACGGGCTGGCTGTGTGGGATGCATCAGGGACGCTGATTTTAACAAACGAAACGCGCACGCTGAGCGATGTTGTCACCCTCGGTAACGCCGGGGTGGATGGCAGCTCAGGATACAACATCAATACAACTCTGGCGGGGAAGTGGGCCTGTATGCCTGCCATGCTGGGGCTAATTACCGGGGTTATATCGGCTGGCGGTCAGCCGCAGCCATACTCGGCCATATACAAGAGCATGGCAAAACTTGAGGGAAGCAATACGCGGATATTCGCCAGGCCGCAGACAACCCCCGGCGGCAACCTTCAGAACGTTACGTATTCGAATCTGAGGAACGTGATTATGGCCATTAACTGCGCCAATTATGATTGATCGTTTTGAACGATCAATTTCGAATAATTGATCTACCAAATCAATTATATCCATTTGATTCATATTGTTATTGTGTAGCTTCATGAATGCCCTGGGATATAACCACTATGAAAAATATGATTCTTTGCCTGGCGGTAGCGGTATTGCTCTCGGGTTGCGCTGGCGTTATTGAGAAGCAGCAACCAGTATGCACCGGAACAGCCCTGGTTGGCGGACAGGAAAGCAGCGTCCAGATCTACGGAGTCCGCAAGCAAAATAATCAGACGCAGTACCGTGCCGGTTATCCCTTTAACTGGTCATGGGTGAGCGCCAACACGTTCACCAGCACCACCTGTCACTAACCCATTCAGTTTTGAACAAACCCCGCTCCGGCGGGGTTTTTTATTGCCTGGAGAAAACATGATTTATACCACTGGCACTATCGCCATCAGCGGAAACACCCTTACAGGTACCGGCACAAACTTCACTGCTGCTGGTTCTCTTATTCGTAACGGCTGTACCGTTATTGCTATGACCAGCCCTGTGCAGGTATTTCAGATTACCGCGATTGGAAGCGCAACAAGCCTCACTGTTACGCCAGCGGCCAGCCCTGCCATTCCGGCTGGAACCAAATACGCCATTCTTCTGAGCGACAGCCTGAGCGTGGACGGTCTAGCGCAGGACATCGCTGAAACCTTCACAATGTACCAGCGCTATATGAGCGGATTCGCTGATGTGATGAACGGGACATCTGATGTCACCATCACTATCAATGGCGTTGCCGTTACCGTACCTGGTCAAAAATCACTGGCGAAGAAAGGTGCAAACAGCGATATCACCAGTCTTTCCGGTCTGACAACAGCGCTCAGCATTGAGCAGGGTGGAACCGGTGCGAAAAATGCATCAGGCGCTCGTACAGGGCTCGGTCTTGGAAACAGCGCCACACGAGACGTTGATAGCCAGTTTTCCCCAGGTTCCGCGTATCTGAACGGAGCTGCTGTCATGGCGCAATGCCATCGCGATTATCGCAATCTCGGCTCTTACGACGCTATATCCCAGTACCCGCTCGGTATGTCTTTTGGCATACAGCTTGGAGGAAGTGGCTGGGGTGGCGGTAGCGGGGCTGACACCTACACGGGCATGCTAACACTCCGTGGCTGGCATGATGCATCGGGCGGTGGCAATGTGTCGTGGCAGCTTGCGTCAACCTCTCAGGGACTGAAGTATCGTCAGGGCAACGGTACAATTCAGGGCAATACTAACGTCGGGTTCTCAACGACGCACACCCTTTATTCTACGCAGAACACCACGAAAGCCAGCGACGGAACGCTTAAGGCTGCATCACCGATCGCCAGAATCGTTAAATCTCAGGAAGAGAACCAGCGTACGGATGTTGACGAAGTAGGCTTCACCTGGTGCGGCTGCGGTACGGCGAACGCCGAGGCTGAAGGGATCAAAATCTCGCGGCTGGATGTTGGGGTGTATGTTCTTATCGGCTCGGCAGGCCTGGCATCAGAAGGCTGGCAATTGTTGCCGCCAATGGACCCTGGTGGAATGGGAGAGCTGGGTGTTGTTGAAGCAGAGCAGACAGAAAGCGGTGGGCTGACGATTCGGCTTTTTAAGCGGAAATACTTGCTGAGCGATGAAGGGGAGATCGTCAAAACAAAAGGGGCTCCTATGGATGTTCCGGCCAACAGCTGGATCGACGTACGCCTCGACATGCCTGATGATAGCATTTGGAATACAAGATCTTCTGAAGCTTCTCTGGAACTGACAGAGCAGCCAGCAGTCATTCAGCCTTAAAAATTAATAGGCGAACCCAAATTGATCTGCATTCCATTTAAAACTACTGTATATAAAAACAGTAATGAAGGGAGTGCAGATTATGCCCCGAAATTCAGATATTCAGGCCGCCTTTATTGCGGCCATAGAGCTTAACCCAAAGGGCTACCGCTACCTGAGAACAGACCGCTTCATACAAAAGTTGCGTGGTTTTAACTGGCACTTTACCCGTGACGATGCAAACAAGTGGATAGAGCGCAACCAACCTGGTTTCGCTGATAAGACGACAGACGGTAGCGAAAACCGTTACTGGATCCTACGTAACATGGGGAGGGTTTTCTAATGGGCTTTCCTTCGCCGGCTACGGATTACGTTGAACAGCGTATATCGCTTGACGAGCGCATCATCACCAGGCCAGCGGCTACGTACTTTATGCGGGCCGGTGCAACGCATTACCGGGAAGGTATCCTCAACGGTGCTTTGCTGGTTGTCGACGCGTCACTGTCTCCATGTGATGGTTCATTGCTGGTTTGCACAGATAGCGGTGAGTTTAGGATTAAGCGGTATCGCACACACCCGCGGCCACACCTGGAAAACCTTGAGAACGGTAAACGGGAGAGTTTGCCAGATAAGGATGAGGTATCCGACACTTCGCGTCCGGTATTTGGGGTGATCACGTATATCATCAACGACGCGCGGTCTGGTGAGTTTGATGATTGTCCGGTGATGTGA